TAAATTGGTGCTGCAACTGTTGGGCGAGAGGCTTCAACCGCAGGGGTCTCTACTACCTCATTCGCAACAGTTGTTTCAGGTGTTGTGTTTTCCACAATTGCCTCATTTTCTGTTTTGGTTTCGGTTGATTCTGCCTCTGCGTTTGACGCAGCGACTGAAGTGACCGCAGCACTTGAAAAAGCGGCAGCTTGAACCAAGCTGACCTCGATAAGTTTTGCGGCACTAACTCTATAAACTCCGTTACTATTTTTTCCTTTAATAACTTCCACTCCAACACTCAAGCCGGAACGTAGGTTTTCAGATGCCTCAATGAGGCTATCAGTACCCCTAGTGGTATTACTAACCTTAAACTCAGCATAAATTCCTGAATCATCCTCGTTGACGTTTTTCATTCTACCAATAGGAGATTTTGGGTCATGCTCTAAAAGTAATTTAACTTTGCTTGGTTCGTTAATTTCAATTGAACCTTTTTCAAATATAACTTTGCCAACTGAAGTATTGCCAATCTCGTTTTCAAACGGCACAATCTTTCCTGCAATTATGCGACGAGATTCTGAAGCCTCTAAATCTGCGCTGAAGTTAATTATTTCCATTTGGGCTTAGTTCTTCCATTTCTCTAGCTTGTTCAACTGTAATTAATTCGAGTGCTAACATTTTTTCAATTACTGCTAGACGCTCAAGTGGGTTTGCTCTTAAAAATCCGGAATCCATGTCAAACGCAACAAATTGTGTGTTAGGCGTCAGATCATCCATGCTGAGACGATTCTCTATTGCCGAAATGTATGGTTGCAAAGATAGCGCCACAAACTGACGTCTTTCGTCTTGCACGTTGGAATAGGTTAATGAATTGTTCATGTCTGCACTTATATAATATGCCGGAATATTGCAAAGACGTGCGATTTGAGTCGCCATGTATTGCAATGAATCATTATAGGTCATATCTTTTGGTGAAAAAGAAGTTGGTTGAAATTCTAAACTTGAAGTTAAATAAGCGGTTGATCTTTCAGCACGACTACGACGCCAAGCTGCCAATAAACCTGCAACTTCTTTTTCCCCTAAATCTGCACCATTATTTTTTAAGATTCCCGCAGGGGTGGGAACTGATGCTGCGTTTGCTGCCGCTTTTTCTAAATCAATTGCAGCTCTTAAAATTCTCGAACCTGCATGTAAAATTCCGTCAATTGGTGATTGAAATGTAACGAGTGAGCCAATTCCGGATTGTGGTCGCTCTACGCCATCTACTGTGTAAAAATCGACAAAAGTGTTATTTTTATTTAATTGAACTTGAACTCTTGTGTTATTAACAAAGTCAAAACGCGCAGGACGATTATCGTCTTGATAAACCTCAGTTACCTCTAAATATGCAGTTCCGTAAAATAAAAGTGCGTCGACCAATGCAGTAACAATAATTGAATTGGGCGCGGACTTAGATAATTGATTTACCCAAGGTAAATTTGGTAATTCCTCTTTTGTTGCCTTTGAATATGTTTCCAGTTCCATAACGCCAATTGTTGTGGCAATTAAGTTTCTGCAACGCATAACGGCTGGGACGGAAATTGCTTCAGCTCTACTAACGGATTGAAATGGAGTAAATTGCGAATAATAAGTAAATGGGTCAGTTACAACAGGCGGGGCTAATTCCGCTTTAATATTTGTTTTTGGTGATAAACCGACTAAATCTCGAAAAAATCCCATTGGTGAAGTATATCACAAACGTTAGACAAAAATCTTAGGTACTGAGATTGGTTTGCTCAATATGTGGACAATCATTGCCGTCGAAATTGCAGACGCCACGCATCCGGCGGATTTACGTCGAATGATTCTCCAAGAACTGTCATTGTATTTAGCTGCACAATTATTCATTGAATTTACCCACTCTGGTTGCCCCGAATGTAATAGTCTCAAATTTGAAAGACTGTCAGCAAGTTCCCCGCAAGCTTGATAAAAGGTTTGCCCGCTTATGTCAATTAATTTATGTCCCGATTGTTCAAGTTTTTGCGCAATCGAGGCGGTCGCATATCTATCATAAGCAATTTGGACTGGTCGATATTTCAATGCCCATTCATTTATAGAACTTGCCATTTTAACTTCATCAATTGCGACTTCAGAACTAAATGTTTCCATAACGCCAATTGCAATTTTGCCATCAACTATTTGACCGGCAACAAGCGCACCGGTTCGTTTGCTTGGACTAACATCAAAAGCCATTACAGTCATTGCCCCAACTGGCAAAATCAATTCTGAGATTGAACAAGCTTCAATTGCGCCAAATGTCCAAGGGCTTACCTGAGAATCAATCCACATACAAAGCGTTTCCGTAAGAGTGGCTTCAATTGAGTTGGTGGCTATTGATTCCTCAATTGCTTCCTCAGTAATTGTGTAACCAAGGGCGGGGTTAGCCATTGCCCAATATTTTTTATTTCTAATGTCTTGCCTTGCAGCTATTGGTGCTGAGTATTCCCAAAATCCGAATGTTTTGCTCGGATAATCAAGGGCGCGTTCGCGCATATCATTCAAAACAGTTGAGAACGCATCACCGGCGTTGCTAGTCATTAAAGTTTGGGAATTTGGTCTTGCTCTAGTTGTAGGTACGGCAGCTTTGAAAGCTTCCTCACTTATTTCGCGTAACTCGTCAATGTAAAGAAAATCAGCAGTCTTACCGCGTGAGCCGTCGCGAGTGGCTGCAACGATTTCATATCTTGCGCCATTGAGTAAGGTAATTGATTCTTGTCCGTTGGCGTATCTAATCTGCCTTACTTGCGCTTTTAGAAACTCATTGTCCTCGATTGTGTTTGCAACCTGCCTAAAAGTATCTAATGCCATATTTCGATTAGATGACATTGCAATTATGTTTTTTTCATTGAACAAAAATAAACCTGCCAAAATTCTCATGCGAGCAAGGTGAGTCTTGCCTACCTGTCTTGCGCATAACAATAAATTTGACTTGCGCTGAAAATTACCTTGTTTATCAACTGTCAACATATCCTCAAGGACGTAATGCTGCCAAGGCAACAATGGCATACCAATTTTCTCAGCTAGTTCAGCCACTTCAGCAATTCGAGATGCACCTTTAAGCGGAATTAAGAAGCGCTTTGGGAATTGGAAATTTGTATAGTAGCGCCGTTGTTGAGGAATGTTGTCAAGCTGCTGAAAACATAATTAAAGGCTATTTGTGGTACAACGATTACAACGTGATTGCGTCCGAAATTACTTCCGCAACTTCAGCAACTATTTATACGGATGTAAAACATAATGTTTTGGTAGGCGAAACAGTAGTTGTTCAAAATTGTGGTGCAAAATATAATGGTTCAAAAACAATAACCGCAGTAACAGATTATTCAATGACTTATACAATTGTTAACGGCACAGTAGAATTAAAACACCAAGTTGTACCCTACGGAACTGCATCAGCTACTACACATATTGATTACAGCACAGTTGCAGAAATTAGAGAAGGTACTTTAATGATTGCCATTGACATTTGGCAAGCAAGACAACAAACAGCAGCTAATGGTGGAGTGTCTCCCGATTTTCAACCATCACCTTACCGCATGGGTTCAACATTGATCGCAAGAGTCAGGGGTCTTATAGCAAATCATTTAGCACCTAAAGGTTTGGTTGGCTGATGACAGTTGCCGTTACAACTCTCAGATCAACCCTTGCGACGCTATTGGAAAATAGCGGGGTTTGGCAGGTGTTTTCATATCCACCTGCCTCACCCATTGCCAATTCATTAATTATTCAACCGGATGACCCTTATATTGAACCAAGCAATAACATTTACTCAAGCGTTGCACCAAAAGTAAATTTTCGTTTAGTAATGATTGTTCCAATGCTAGACAATCAAGGAAACTTAAACGGAATTGAGGATTTTGTTGTCGGTGTATTTAATAAACTGGCATCAATTACAGCCCTCAAAATTAGCGTTGGCAACATATCTGCACCAAATGTTTTATCAGCAAGCGCAGGGGAAATGCTAAGTGCAGATTTACAAATTTCTATAATGACAAGTTGGAGTTAAAACATGAGCGATATTTATGATGTTCCTTCCGAGGATAAAGCTTGGCTTGAAAAAGTCGGGCAAGTAACAAAATCAGAAAAGCCAAAACCAATCTCAAAGAAAGACGAGGAATAACCAATGGCTGTATTTCTAAATAATAAGGTCGGCGTGAAGGTTAACTCCGTCGATCTTTCAGACCACGTAACAAGCGTAACCCTAAATAGATCATTCAATGAGCTAGCTGTAACAGCTATGGGTGATACTGGGGAAAAATATGTCAAGGGGTTAGAGACTTCAAGCGTTTCTATCAGCTTCCTAAATGACACCGCTTCAGCAAACGTTTTAGCAACATTGCAAGCTGCATGGGGTACTTCAGTAACTGTCGTTCTTTTGCAAGAAAAAGGAACAGCAGTTTCAGCAACCAACCCTCTTTACACAATGACTTGCTTGATTAACAACACAACCGACATTAACGGCGGAGTTGGCGATCTTGGTACTCAGGATGTAACATGGACTGTGAACGGCGCAGTAGCCGTTGCAACAACAGGTACATTCTAAGGGGAGTAAATGATTAAATTAAGAGTGACTAAGGCTTCAGGGGACGTATCAGATTTTGATATTAGCCCTGCACTCGAATATTCATTTGAACAACAATTTAAGACTGGGTTTCATAAGAGATTCAGAGACGAGGAAAGACAGTCAGACATTTATTGGCTTGCTTGGGAAGCTGAAAGACGTGCTGGCAATACAGTTCCGCCATTTGGGGATTCGTATTTATTAACTCTATCTAAAGTAGAGATTTTGGATGCCGACGCCCCAAATGGGTAACGCGGTATGACACGACGTATTTAATTGCTCTATTAGCAGTTAGAACAGGCATACCGCATAGCGAATTTATTAACATGGACAGATCGTTACTTTTAGCAACATTAAACGTTCTAAAAGAGGACGCAAAAAGGATGGAAAATGCCGGTCGAGGTCGCAGGGCTAGATGAGACTTTATA